AAGGTCGTTAAAAGCTTTATTATTATTTATCAATATTCTTCCATCATTAATAAAGTAATCCACTGCACTATGCTCAGTAGAAATTTCTTTTAAATAAGTTACTAGAGGATTAGTGTCTAAAGTTTCTTCTACTAGGTTTCTACCGAAAGCATCTAATGTATCTGCCATTTTACGAAAAGGAACTCCTTCAAGACTTTCCCAAGCAACAAAAGTCTTTAGCATCAACATGAAAGAATCTAAACTTTCTCTACTATTATTATTAGACATGTCATACATTGCCTCTACTATTTCACCAGACCCTAAACAAAAGTCTTTAGTTTTTAAGATATCACTTTCATCAAAGGATATTAAATGAGAATGTACGTACCTTGATACGATGTCTACGTATGTAAAATCAGTACGTGTACCTTGTATGCCACTGATATAAAAACTAGAAGAAGAAAAAGAATAAGTAATAGTTAACTGAACAATAAGATCACCTATTTTTTTACTCTCGTTTTTAGAATTAGTGATTTCGATATTTTTAAACCTAATAATGGGATCTAAAGAATAATTACCTCCTGAACGAGTCATAGTCATATCCCAATTACCTGCAAACCAGAAATCCAAACACTCAAACAATTTAGTAAGAAATTCAAGATAATTTTCGTCTTGGTCGTTGCTTTCATTTTTTGCTGCATAGTTTATTTTATCAATATTTCTGCGAATCCATTTTATGTCCTTAGTAAGAGATAAAGCTCTTAAGAAAGTTGTAAACACGTTTTTGTTATTCATTCTTAAATCCATAACTTTAAATTAAAAAATACCCTTTTAATAAAAAAAGGGTATTTATGATTAATATTAACATCCTATCTCTCTACACAAATCTGCTGCTTCTTGAGCAAGCTGGCTGTTTTCAGTCTTTTCAGCTTCTCTAGCAATATCTTTGGCTGTTGGTACAGGAGGAAAAAGCTTATTTACAATAAGCTCTATTTTAGTAAGTTGACGATTTATCTTGGTTAAAGATTTATCAATCTTACTATTATCTAATTCCTCTCCAATTTCCTCTAAGCTATCTGAAACTTTCTGTAGTCTTACAAGTACAGAAGCTGAAATATCAACTTTGTCAAAGACAATTTCTTCAGTTTCAACAATCTTAATCTCCTCGGCTTTAGTTTCTTCAACAGCTCCTGTCCAGCTTGAAAGCTGTGCTCTCAAAGTCTCTGTGTCAAGCCTGGTGTAATTACCTTTAGCATTGATATGCTCCATAAATGCTGGGTAACCTTTTAACTCGCTAACAATACCACGAAGTTGAGTAAAAGATAATCCAGCTACTTCCAAACCAGATTTTGTTTTCTTAGGCCTTAAAAATAATACAAAATTACCAACTGGTAAAAGTGCTTCTGGATGTACTAAATCCGTTTTTGTTACACTTTCTGTAGCATGCAACTTGTCTAAATCGTATCCATTCTGAGTGGCTAGTACGGCTAGCTCTTTCCATAGGGTTACGTCAGTTTCTATTTTAGCTTTTTGAAGGCCTTTAGTACTGAAAAATGTTATTGTTCTTAAATTACTCATGAGTTTTTTAATTTTAAAATTATTAATTTACCAAATAATGTTTTGTTTTCTCTGCCGAGAAAAAATTCTGTTAACAAAATAGAAATGGTCATTACCATAAAATTTGCCAGAACCGTATTCTTCTACCATAGGATGATCAGAAGTCAACACATAGTTTACATAAGGGTCAATAGGAATTTGCTCAATGCTTTCTCTATTGTAACCATTAACTTTTATGTGATTGATAGGAAACAGTTTAATGAAAGACTTTGCATTACTTCCCCATAGCATCCATATACAGGGATGAAATGAGATAATATGGCTTACAAGCTTTTCAATGAAAGGTCTCCAATATTTAAGGTGACTTCCTGGCCTACCTGTTTCAACAGTTAAAGCAGTGTTTAATAGTAATATACCTTGATTAGGCCAATTAGCAATATTAGGCTCTCCTTCTATATGAGCACTATCCGATCTCTTGACTTCATTTTCTATTATCTGAAGTGATTTTGGTTTTATCGAAGTGCTGGATACTGTGAAAGCATAACCTGTTGCTCTCCCTATTGTAGGATAAGGATCTTGACCAAGTATGACGGCTTTTATAGATGTCATTGGCATCTCAAGAGCACGAAAAATAAAATCCCTTTCGGGACAGTAAGAAATGTTGGGTAAAATGTTTGTGTTAAGATGTAGTAGTGGGTCTTCATAAAGAGTGTTCATTAGAGGGAACCACGAAGGATGTATTTTATCTGTAATTTTCATAACAACATTGTTTTTATAAATTGGTTTAATTCTGAAAGAGACTTGCTTCTAATATCTGCAATATCTTTTATACCTTGTTGAGTATAGCTTTCCGGTAGCCAGATAGGCCTAGACTTATTAGGAAAATAATCATTAATTTTCTCTGAAAGTTTCTGAGAAGAAAAAATTCCTTGTCTATCATTGTCATACCATACAACTACTTTGTCAAATCTCTTAACAAGGGAAAAAAGTTGGCTATCATTGGGTTGCATACCTTCGTTCTGATTCCAAACAGCATGTTTACCTAAATTAGTAAGCACTGTTCTGTCTTTATAGGATTTAGTAATGATTAATTGACTGCCATAAGGAGGCAATTTATCAAGACTTCCTATATCATTTTCAGTACAATTAGTAATAAACCTACTTCTGCCTTTTCTATAAGGATAGTAAAACTTAACTCTTTCTTCAAAACCCGTTAAAGCATAACAAGTTTCTCTTAATCTTTGATCTACATCTCCGTTTTTTGTGTTTTTCATCATAATCCTACTTACTGGAAAAACATTATCCTGTATAAGATTCTCTTTAGAAATACCATAAGGAGACCAAAATTCAGCATCAGCTCTCACAAAATTACGAGACTCGAAATATAGTTCTACTGGACTGTGAGAAACGCTTCTTACCTTTCTTATCAAAGGTACTTGACTTTTCTTTTTGTCTTTAAGAGATTCTAATATGAACTCTAACGTTTGATAAAAATTAGGTATGTTATGAAATAGACGAACAGCGTCAAAACAGTCTAAATGAGACATTTTAACACCGTTCTTTCTACTTACATTGGCAAAATCTATAAACCTTAAACGACCCTGTGGAGATATGGAAAACCAGCAATTAGGTTCTAAATCTTTTCTGAATGGAGAACAAACATATTTATTTTCTTCAACTTTATAGCCGAAGACAAGAGAAAATATATCTGCTTCATCAAAAAGTTCCAAAATCTTGTGTTTATTGATATAACCAGTAAACTCAGTTTTATCAGATTCATATCCATAGCCCATAGAATTTATTTAAAGATTATTGTTTACCAAGTTGCTCCTGTAGCTGCTGCTGCCCCTCCTTGTGGTGGAGCCATGTTAGCAGCTCCTGCTACTGGCTGTTGTCCTTCTATCTGCTGAATAGCCTTTTTACTCTCCATGTAGTTCTTATCCCTTTTAAAAGGATGTTGTTGACCCGTTGGATTTACGTATATCATAGAACCATCATCATTCAACTGTTCCTTCCAAGGACCTGGTTGAGCTGGAACTAAGAAATACTGACCTTTCATGTTAGAAGGCATTTGTAAATACGTTCTGTCTTGCCCTGAATTAATATTCCATTGATATTCAAGGAAAGCATCAACAGGTTTGCTGTTAAAGCCATTAGGCATTAAAGACTGAACTGTAATTAAGAAAGTTCTAAAATCTGGAATAGGAATACTAAGACCTTGTTTAACCTCAGCTTCAGTTCTAAAAGCTTTAAGTATGTGTACTATTACAGCATTACTCTGTTTCCACTGATCATTATAACCATCAATAAATTCCTTAGAATTTGTATCAGCTATTTCTACACCATCTTTATAAACCTTTGTAGGCTCATAAATACGTCTACGGAATTCTTTGTCTCCAACTAATAGATGGATATCCAAAGCATCTGTTGCTGTACCATCGGCACCAGCATTAGGATTGTACTCAAACTTACTTACAAAACATCCTGGATTAAGACCAAAGACACCACCCGATTTAGTTCTTAAATCATCACTGGTATCATCAACATACCCAAAACCAATTTTTGTTGCTTGTTCACTCATAATAAAATATATTTAAAAGATTAATAATTACTGATTACTTTCTAGTCCAACTATTAGTTTTTGGACTTTCTTCAGTCATAACTGGAGATTCTTGAACTACTTCAGCTACATCATCTTCAGCATCGTGACTTGTGTCCTGAATTGCATTGTCAGCTTGAACAGTAACGTCATCAATAATGACAAAAGAACTTTCTTTCTTAACAATAGTTTTTCTACCTTTTAATTCAGGATGTTGAAACAAAGCTTTTACATCAGTACCATTGATGCCATAACGTACTCCAATGTCAGAACGAGTTTTACCGTCTTTTAACATTTTTTGTACTTCACTAATTTTAATCTGTGGCTTTTGAGTAGCAGCCTCTACATCTCTGTCGTTTGACATTTGTAATAAATTTAATAAAAGTTAACTTTATAAAACTCCTATAGTAATAATCTTAAAAGCTTTCAGACTACTACTATATACCTAAATACTTTCTTGTATCCTTTAAGACCTTACCTAAATCATTAGGTATTAATGTCTCTTCATAAAGGTTAGAGTACCTCGCATTATATTTATCCCATCTTTTTGTGACAAAATTATAGGATACTACATCTCCATTTTCTGCTGTTTCAACATGTGTGTACAACATGAAGTCATAATAGCTGTCAATAAGAAATTTTTCCTCTAGCATCTTACCGCCTGGTACAAATATTTTATAGACTCCTTGCACATCATCATAAATAGCATGATACTCAGTGACTATTAAAAGATCGTCTCTAAGATGATCTAAATGTCTAATGAAAGCATTTAAAGCATTACCTGCTAATTCCCAAAACCTCTGAAAAGCTTCACCACCCTGTTTTCTTTTAATGAAATTAGGGTCAGATAATACAGCACTTATGAAGTGAGTAAAATCTGGAAGTATTAAAGTTTTGATGTGAGGAAGACTATCTACAAAATTTAAGATAGCTGGCAAGGTATTAAGATCTGAATTAATTACAAAATTTCCAGAAACATAATTTCCGTTTGCATCTTTAACTAATTTCTTAATAGGCTGTCCATCAGTTGTGGTAATGTGTGTTGCCTTTTGTGAAGGAGCTATCACAAATGTGTTTTCTCCGTCAATAATAGTCTTTCTACTGTAAGATTTACCAGTATTGGGCAAACCTGTAATTCCAATTTTATATGCCATAATTTTTATTTGTAGTGTTCTTTTCCATTTTTATTTAAATCATTAAGTTACTATTTTTTCAAATGTTTTAATGTTACCAAACATGTTTACTCTAAAATGCTGTGGAAATACAACATGCCTGCTTTCCACTAGATGTACAGATCTCATATTAGGATAGAGAAGATTATTATCTTTATCCTTAATTTTTAAGCCAAAATGTTTACTCAGATTATATCTTTCATCATTTGGATTAAACATAGTAAATAAGTGATCACATTCTTCACTAAAGTTTCCAGTGTCTTTTATGTCATCTCCATTTGGATATAACATATCTCCAGACATTTTAAGTCTGTCAGAATTAGTCAAAGACCTGTTAAGGTGTATAATTGGAATTATCGTCCAATTACACCAGTTTCTGAACTCTACAAAATATTCTATCATTTTATCTACAGTCTGTTTTGTTTGCCAGCCTCTTTCAGTAACCAATTTTCTTAGGTGATCCATTACTATAACAGTCTGTTTAGCTTCATCTCTAGGTATCCAACCCATTGGTTTTCTGTCTTGCTTACCTTCTTTGTTTACAAAGTGATGATATATCCAACGTCCATTATCATCTCCGTATTTCATAAGCCAATTTCTAACTCCTGTAGGATTTTCTCTAAAGTCTATAAATGTTATGCTGCCTTTTTTTAAGAGTGTTCCTTCAATAGAGTATTCTCCAAATATAGGTATGATACGGGTAATATAAACAGTCTTTACAGCTTCTAATATCACCGATTTAACTAAAATTAAGGTTCCATCATCAGCTCTTAATCTACCTCTTAGATACTTTGATGACATTGGAACAACATCTAAACCTAAGTACCTCTGATTACCATCAAGCTTAACAAATCTTATGTTAAAATCACGACTTAAAAAGAAAGCACAAAAATCAAATTCTTTACTGACTCTATCAATTTCATAGGAGAAGTAAATAATGTCTAAGGGTAATCCTTTTTCAAGGGCTTCCAAATAAGGTTCTATAACAGCTCCACTATCAACAATAGTTGATTTACCAACTTTGGGAGCTGCTGCAAAACCTATAATCATACCTTTTTGGATACCATTGACAGCTGTACTTATAGCAGAAAGACCTTTTCCCATGCCAAGACCCATATTCTGTCCTAGTTGACCTTTTTTAAATTCTTCTATAAACTGCATTTAGACTAATTTCAAATCTGGATAGTCTCTAAACATACTGTTTACAAACTCAGAATTTCTTTTATAAGACAAGTATTGTTCTAACCTACGAGACACTTTCTTATTTAAAGGTTTTAAGTCTCTCTGAAGTCTTCTATTCTTTGCATTGAGAAAAATAGTGGCTGTCTTATTAACTGGAATACCACGTTTATAATATCTATCCCAATATTTTAACTCATTAAATTCTAAATCACAAAGTAGAGGGTAAGAAAAAAGTGATCGTGCCCTTACTACCGTTTTTTTAAGCATCCACATGTGAATCTTAAACATTATTATTTTGTATATACGTTTCATCAATTCATAGTATTATTAAAACTTGTTCTTCCTTCTTGCACTCCTTGCCAATTACGATACTTTTCCACCCACTCTTCAAGCATAGAGTACTTATCAGCTCCTTTACCTTCCATAATGAATTTCTGTGAGGATTTAAGATACATAGGAGCAGTCACATTACGGAAATACATCTTAGTGGCTCCTATGATCTCTTCCTTTCTGACATCAGGATTTTCTACAAAGAACTTCTTCATTCTCGGCATTACATACTTAACTACTCCTTTTCTTTCTGGATTAATTTCTGCAAACATTTCCATCCAGTCTTTAACCCAATCAAATCCAGTTACCTGCTGATCGAATAAAGGCATCAACCACTTTAAAGTACCTGTAGTTCCATCTCTTTCATAGAATTTACAGATGTTCATCTTTTTTTGAAGTTCATCCGGAAAGAAATTAGGTTTAAAACCATAGTGCAATGCCAACAAAAAAGTCACACCATCATCAACAAAAACCTTATACTCTCGCAATCTAGCTTTTACATTTTCATTTATCATAATTTGGATTTTGCAAGTTTAATCAACGTATCATTGAGAATACCTGATGGACCAAAAGGACTCTCACGTATATCACTGGTGCAAATAGAATAAATGTCATTAACAGAAAGACAAGGTTTGTTCATCAGAAGATATTCCTTAGCTTTTTCCTTAGTTGAAAAGAATAAAACATCTATGTAAGAATTAGAAAATACACTTTGCATAGTTAATTTAGCAACTGACCAATAATCTTTATTTAATCTATAGTAATGATCACCTACAAATATATAAACACCGTCTTCTGTTTTCAATAATGGTTTTGAATTATTGGCTAATACATATTCTTCAGCTTTCTGTTGAGTTGAAAAGTATATAAAGGCATTACTAATGCTGCTTCCTGTAGTGTAAGTAGTTGCCATATAGATTTTAAAAGTTAACGGATCTACTGGCACTGCACTATGATGTTTAAATATATCGACACTATCGTATGTTCTAAACAGTGCTTTGTTGGCTGCTGCATACTCCTCAGCCTTTTCCTTAGTAGAAAAGTCTACATAGCTAGCATTATAAATATCCTCTTTTCTAGCTATAGTTTTAACTACACGAAGGATATAAGATGATACCTTGTTTACATACCAGTATTCATCACCTTCAAATATCTTAACACCATCTTCTGTTGTAAATAACTTTAGTTTTTTTACTGCCTTAGATAACATTCTCCAACCTTTTTCAGAATTATCTACTCTATAACGATATTCTTTTGCATTATTAGCACAGGTATCAAAACTTTTAATTCGTCCTTCAATAGTGTAATCACCAACTGTAAAGATTTCATTATCTGACAATCTTTTCACAGAATGTATTGAAGAAGAGCGAGCTAAAGAAACAGT